TGGATCTGAATAACCTTCAGAAGTCCACTCAAAGAAATCCAATCTGATTCCATCTTCCAAGAAACGATTTCGTCCCCATTACTAGCGTCCGTGTAGACACCCCTGACATTCATTTCATAAATCTTTCCGTCAAAACCAATCATGTAAAGGGTGCCGTTCTGAGTTATTGCATACCCATTGCTCTCAAATCCCTCAGAGGCCGTGAGCCAACAATCATTCATAAGGTCCCAAACAATTGCGTAATCGTTTGTCGTCACGCTAGCTCCCGCGCATGACCAAACTATCCAATCAAAATCATCGCCACGGAGACGAGTTCCTTGAAGATAAGGCAGTCGTGCTTGATTCAGCCCGCTCCATACATCATCCAAACGATTAAGTTGCGGAAGGTCTTGGGAATCTATGAGGGTGTTACCGTCTGTGACACACATTTTCCCTTGGGGGGTGATGAAATAAGCCAAGCCGTCGGCCACAACACACGCATGTTTACCGACACATCCAACTCCCGCAAATAATGGAAACACTGGAAAAGGAGCCGTTCGGCCGCTCATGATGTACGTGCTATTTTGCTTAAAAAGCAAAACGCTATTAATATTTAGCGGCGCAGCAGTGACGAGAATATCGTTATCATCCGGATTCACGTCCGTCGAACCTGAGCCCGAACCACTCCAGTCTTCTGGGTTTCCGACAATAGACCAATAAAGAGTGGAAGGATTCGCGGATGTGCTACCAATAAAAGCGCGGTTATTTAAATCGAAGCAAAATCGACCGGAAGGCGGGCTTCCGCCGAGCACAGCCGCATTGCCGCTTCCGGAATACTTAAATGGGGCATCTGGAGCTCCACCAACTCCAATCAAAAGATCGTTCAAAACACAGAACGTCCACGTATTATTCTGCGCCGCCGTAACGGTCACGGCGCCGGTAATGTCGGTAAGAGAGCCGCTAAAATTAGCGCTGGCTTTGATTGTATTTCCAGCCACTCCTACAAGGTATTCATTGCCTGCACTGGATTTAAAATACCCAACACCGGTTCCTGAGTCAGAACCATCAATCGCCGTCAAATTCAAAACTTCATTGCCATACCGATTTCGAAAGCCCGTACCGGCTGGAAGGATAACCGTATTATTAGCGACTTTTAGTTCTTGCTGCGCAAGTGTGGTGACGCCTTTAGCCGAAGCCTGCCCCCCGCTAAAATCAGCCAGCGATATTTCAGTAACGCCCGGATTTAAACCCACAGCTTACCGCCACGTATCCGGATAATTCGGCGGCCACATTAGGCGGCCCACAAGGCGCCGCGGCCGTCTATCCCACGGTTGAAGGACAGTGAATTGATCGGGAACGGGGTTATAATTATCCCGCATTTCTTTAATCGCTTCATCCCAACGAGCTTTAGCACTTTGTATTCGGGTGTCATCGATAAATGCATGACCGTATAACCAAAGCGCCCCAAAAACAATAACATCATGAAACTTTTCTGGTAATACAGGCGTATCGGTTGTCGTCATGTCTGCCGGCATTTGATAATAACGAACCTGTACATTTTCAACCGAGGCCGGAATAGGGTACAAACCGATCTGCCAGTATTTATTGGTATCTTGGCCCACTACGTAGTAATAAAGTGGGTCGCCTGTCGCATTTGGATCAGGTAAATAACGATCGAACGTACGAACGTCAATGGCCCCAAGCTTCGAATCCGTTCGGGCCTGCCGGACATCCACAATGCGGTCCACATCTGAGCCAAGTGAATAGAACACTTTTCTCAAGACATAAGACGCTCCAGAAAGGTTGGATGATCCGTTAAAAGCAACCGAAAGAGTGGCCGACGTGGAAGCGGCCGTGTGCGAAGCAATCAAGTACCAATCATCCGAGACAGTCGGAAATTGGATCATGTATTGCAAGGCAACACTCGCGGCAGGGCCGTTAGAAAAAGTCAAGGCCGTCGACGCGGCATTAATGCTGACCGTACCAGTTGTTATATCGGCAACTGTTTGAATGGTCGCCAACTTCATCAGCCACGGCCAATTATCCATACCGCATACTTTTTTATATGCAGCATTAATCCACGCGCCAAGGATCGTAGCGTCACTCGAGGTATCGAGCCCTACTTCATGTGCCACTCTCGTTTTTAATACGGAAAAATCCACAAAGACTCCTGTTAGGCTTTAATGTCTCCCACTTGCTGCGCTCTGCGGATTTCTCTTGCTTTCGCCAAGCGTTCCCGTGCCGCGACTTTTTGAGCCTCAGTCATCGGCCTACGGATTTTTTTCTGCGCCGGCAAAGCCGCCGTGTGTGCTATCCCCTCATGCACAGCCGAAGCTGGGGGAGAAACAGGAGCGGGAAGCACAACACGGGGAATATTGCGTAAAGGTATAGGTCCAGAAGTCATAACCCCACGTTGCATTGCATATGGGATACGTTCTTGAATCCGTTCTGTGACCGGGACATTGGCCTTAATATACCGATCGATGTCGCCAAGGCGCTGTTTGGCCTCGTTATAAGCAGTAAAAAATACATAAGCCTCGTCGCCCGTTGGGCTGATTTCAACGCCCGGTAAAAGTTCTTCCGTCATGGCGTTTGTGGGAACTTTACGGCCGTCCACCATTTCGTATTCCGGAACAATTCGTTGCTGCGGATCGTACGGGTCGATCATCATTTTTTTAACCCGCCGATACAAAAAATCTTTCGGAAGATTATCGACATACACCACTTTATCAACAGCACCGTCTACTTCTTTTATTAGTACGTTCGTGAGGAATTCCATTGTAAGTCTCCTTTATTGGGTACAACAAAGCCCTTAGATGAAACTGGGCCTCAATAAATTGGGTGGGACTAAATTGCTTCGAAACTAACGACAACGGCAGCAGTATTCGTATCTATGTCGAAAAAACAACCGCTAGGAAATACGAGCCCGCCATCGAATAGATAGGTTTTAGTTTTGCTTGCGGCTGTGCCGGCTTCGATAACATAAGTGGTATCTGAGGCACTTGTGCCGTTTCTTAAAACGAGTTCTCCGGCACCACCGGCGCCCGACAACATTACCGCGTTATATACACGAATAGGCTTCCCGCTAGGTCCCACAACTCCATCTGCCGTAAGTCTCACTGTTCCTGTCATGATGCTCTCCTTAGGCCTTCGCCTGTTCTTTAAATTTTAGTGTGTCGATTTCTAAATTTGCTTTATTACCGTTGGTCCAAAAATTATCTTTTGTGATAATAGGCGCATCACCAATATGGCCGAGTTTGCTCGTTGGCTCCGCCCAAAGTTCAAACCCCATTTCTTGTGCATTAACAAAGAAATAAAAGTCTTCTGAGCAAGTGTCCTTGATGAATTTAAACCACGGGCGAGGCATAACTTCATACACAGAGCGGTGAACCAAAACACAGCCGTACCCAGAAGCGTGAACTTTAAAGGGCTCTTTTTTATCCTTGTGCGGGAACACAAACGTGCCAACGTACTTATTGGTTTTAGCGCGAGGATTATTAAGTCCAGTTTGCTGTTCTGATTCTTCCAGATCGACCCCTCTACTCCATAAAACTGGGTAGTTCATTCCCTTGCGTTGGTAGTAGATACCGGTCACCATCTTGCAGTTCTTTTCTTCCGCAACTTTAAATAATTTCACCAAGGTATCTTCGGGAAACGTCATATCAGAGTCCATCCAAAACAACCACTCGCTTGACGTTCCAAGAAACGACTCGGTTAGGCTATTTCTAGCATCATCGACCAACATTCGCTCTGTAACGCCAATTGAATTAATTGTAATGCCGTTTCTGGTCGAATAGGACGTAAGAGCCAACATGGATTGAAGAGTTTTAGGTTCGACAACCTGTGCACAAGGAACTGCGAAGCTACACTCACGCTTCATAGTTTTCTCTCAAAGATTTAATAAAAAGCTTAATAACGTGTCGTGGATTATTTATAAACCAACACAATAAATTAAACTTAGTTGGGGCAACTAATCTAAATCGGATGCCCCTGCAAACGGCGCAACAGGGCAGCATCGTCCACTGATCTGCAATTCTTCCACACGTAATACAGGATAAAATATCAATGGTTTCCATTAGTTTTTCCTAAAGATGTAGCCTTCTTCAGAAACCGTGTTGCGCAAATGTTCCGCAAAAAAATCCATTAATGACGGCCAGGCCAACATCATCCACCACTTAATTGCAGGACGTTTCAACTTCCTTTCTAAGTCTAGTCGGGCCACATCACTGAAAGACGTGAATTCCACTGCAGCGGACAGATTATGACCTGAACGGCTCATTGTTCTAATACCGGCAAAAGAGCATAAACCCAATGGATTAAGATGGTCCCGGTAAGTAAAAGCTGTGTCACTGCTGACAGGCGGAAACCAAACTTCGATTGTCCCTCCGGGTTTTACAACTCTAGCCAACTCTTTAAACGACTCGAACCAATTAGGGACATGCTCTAAGACATGATTGGCAAGAACGAAATCAAACGTATCGTTTTCAAATGGTAATTTATTGGTTGTACAAACAACATTTACGCCTTCACTCTCATGGACATCCAAATTCACTACATTTTCTGCTTTATAGATAGTTTTACCGCACCCAAAATTTAGTGTATATCGTCCTTGAAAATTTTCTCCTGGCGGATATTTTAAATATGTCTCGCTAGGCCAATACCCTATTTCTTGTATGCACTTAGGAAACTTTTTAAACAGTTTCCAAATGCGGTAATTGGTTCGATACCAATTTATTAAGCTCTTCATTCCAGACCTCCCCGATCTGTTCCCATGATTTCACGTCTTTTGGTGCGTTGTCAGATATATGCTGAAATAACTTCTCACTACCACAAACATCCATAACTAAATTTGTATATTCGATAATCCACGAAAATATATCATGGGGATGATATTTTGTTGTCATCAACCCAGACAATCCGTTATTAATAAATTCTGGCGCACTGCCGATATTTGATGTCACCACCGGACAGCCAGATGCTTGAGCCTGAAGTAAAAGATTCGAACAAATCTCAGGATAACTATTCGGCATTAATAAACATCTAGCCTGCCGAAGCAACACAGCCAATGATTCTTGGCTGCAGGGTGAATACACATGGGCGCCTACAGTATCCATGTTTTTTAAATACTCTTTCTGGGTTTTGCTGTTCTCCATCCCATGGAGTTGTTGCGAACTGTAAATCCGAAAATCTAGGTTATAGTTATGCCGTTTCAAGTTCTCGTACACCGTCGGAATCGGCAAATAGCCTTTAGTTAAAGCCGAGGCAGTGATGACAAGATTTGGATTTCGTTCTTCCGTGGTGCCCGGATGAAAGAGACCTTTATCGACCCCGTTAGGGATTACGACAAACTTAGTTGGATCGATGTCATAAAAATCAACGTAGGTTTTTTTACAATAGTCAGACAGGGCAACAATCTTATCTACATATTTAAATGTGTCGTCTTTTAAATATGTCGTCTGGACAATATCGTGCAGCCACCAAACAACTTTGGATCTTATCTCTTTGCAGTAACCAACAAACTCACGCGGGAGCACGTTTCGATTAAAAATAGTTACATCCCACTTACCTATGCTTTTCCCGGCCGTAACGTAGTGGACCCCATTCACCGTTTCATCTTTGTCGTAGGTGCTATTCACATATACGTCGTGGCCTTTCGAGGCTAAATACTCCGGGATTAAGCAAAGACTATTTAGTATCCCACCTGTTGGCTTTGATTTACGTGT